TAAACAATATATCAATGAAGTTATGACCTATGGTGTCAATCAAGCTAAATGGCATGCAGCTAATGAATTCTGTTTAGATAGAGGTTGGGAGTTTAGGGTGCTAACTGAAAAAGATTTAGGAATTGGCTAAACCAATATATTCGTATAATCTATTCAATTCTATTAAATCTAATTCAAATTTTTCTGTATAAATTGGTTTAGATGGGCATCTTGTTTTAATCTCATTGACTGTAAATAATTCAAATGATTTACCTGTTGTGTCTTGACATAAAGCTTGATAGTATCGTAAAGTTGAATCTTTTACTGCATTTTGACCACAAACTACTGCAAACTTAATATCTGAATTAGTTGCTCTTTTGATGTCATTGAAATTAGCAACTGCTCTAACACAATGTGAGGCGTCAAAGTAACATTTAGCTTCAATAGCAATCTTTAATTCATTATTTGTTCTTACTCTTATGTGCCTATCGACTTGAACATTATCTCTCTTTTCTGATAGACAATATGAGGTAAGGTAATCATTCTTTAATGATACTAGATTTGGATAGAGTTTAACAATATCATCTATCAGATGTTCAAATAAATTACCAGATGCAGCTGCTGCTTTTCTAGCACCTACTTCACGATAGATTTGTTCTAATAAATTTAAATTGTGATTATAATTATCTATAATATTTTTCATACATATGATTATATATCGAATCAAATAAAAAGTCAATGGAAAACGAATAAATACTACAATGGCCTCTTTACTTACAAAATTATCAGCAGAAAAGTCTGCATCTGAAACACAAATGTTATCTCGTCAATCTATACAATGGTTGACCAATAAGATAGCAACATTAAGAAATATGAGGTCTGTACCTACTGCTATTAGTAGAGAACAATTCAGACAAGTAAACCAATTTAAATTGGGTCGTTTATATTTCTTCTATTATGACCCAAAAGGTAAAGATGATTTACCATATTATGATAAGTTTCCACTTGTATTAGCATTAGAAAAATACAATGACGGATTTTTAGGGTTGAACCTACATTACTTGCCAATTAGATATAGAGTGGCATTTTTAGGTAAACTTTTGGATTTTGCGTCCATGAATGATAAAGATGAAATTACAAGGATTCGTATCACTTACGATATTTTGAACGCCACGAAACACCTAAAAGAGTTTAGGCCATGTATTAAACAATATTTGATGAGTAATGTTAAGTCTAAAATACTTGCCGTTGAACCACATGAGTGGGAAGTGGCAACATTCTTACCTATTCATCAGTTCAAGAAAGCTAAAGCTGAAAAAGTATGGGAAGATTCAGTTAAAGAAATTAAGGAGCAATAAAATGGCATCAAACTTAAACGAGTTTCTATCTACCTTCACGTCGGATGTATCAAGGCCAAATAAGTTCTATGTTGTGGTCAATGTACCTCCGTTTTTACTATCACAATATTCTAATATGCCTAGAGCACTTTCATTTCGTTGTGAAACGGCAGAAATTCCAGGTAGAACAATTAATACGATTGACCAAAAGTTTGGTTCTAATCCTATTGAGAAGTTTCCAAACCAATCATCATATAATGATTTAACATTAACATTTATTGTTTCAGATGACATGAGTGAAAAAGCTTTCTTTGATGCCTGGATGGATTTTATTAATCCTACAAGTAACTTTAATTTTAAATATAAAGTCGATTATGCTGTACCAATATACATCAATCAATATGATGTGACGGATCAATTGTCATTCCAAGTGGAATGTATTGATGCTTATCCTATAGCAATTAATCAATTAGATTTAGATTGGTCAAGTGATGGCCATCATAAATTAACGGTAGTATTTGCATATACATATTATAATACATACCCACAACAAGCAGGTGTATCATTACCAACAGATACAGCTCTTGGTATATCTTCACAACTACAAGGTGCGCCTTTCCCACCACCTCCACCACCTAATGGTGTTAATTTTGGGTTATAGATTATTAATTAGGAGATAATATTATGGCTTTGCCAAAAATTGATGTGCCGGTCTACCAAATTGATTTGCCTTTATCTAAAAAGCATATTAATTTTAGACCATTTTTAGTAAAAGAACAAAAGAATTTATTGATGGCAATGGAATCATCTGATTCTGAAACCATTGAACAAAACATAAAACAAATTCTTACAAATTGCACCATATCAGAAAATATAGATATTGATTCATTACCAATTATTGATATTGAATACTACTTCTTGCAATTACGAGCAAGGTCTGTTGGTGAAATTATAGAAAACAAATATAAGTGTAATAATGTTGTAGAAGATAAAGAATGTGGTAATTTAATGGATGTAAAATTAAATATCTTTGATGTTAAAGTAGACATGAAAGAAGATTTAAAAGATGTCATTCAATTAACAGATAAAATTTCTGTCAAATTAAACTACCCAAAATTCTCAGCAATCAAACGAGCATCAAAGTTTGAAAATTCAGCTGACATGGCATTTGATATGATTGCTAGTTCTATTGAATATGTTTACGATGGTGAACAATTCTATTACGCTAAAGAAACAGATCCTGGTGAGATGATTGATTTTATCGAATCACTTAATACTGAACAGTTTAGTAAATTGGAAGAATTCTTTGCTAATTTGCCAAAGATGAAACAAACTGTTGCTATGAAATGTAAGAAGTGTGGTTTTGGCCACAGCATAGATGTGGAGGGTCTGGAAAGTTTTTTCGGTTAGTTTTTTGTCATGACAACTTGAGTAATTATTACCGCACTAACTTTTCATTGATTCAGCATCACAAATATAGCCTGGCAGAGCTAGAGAATATGCTGCCTTGGGAGCGTGATATCTATGTCACCATGTTAATACAGCATATTGAAGAAGAAAACGAAAAGATTAAACAACGAAACGCTGCTAACAAATGATAACCAAAAAACTAGGCGAAGAAGTTTATGTTTGGGATCCTTTAGCCTTTATGGGTAAAGGATATTGGTTCATTCTTGGCAAAAATGGAAAGTATGGGCGTGCTGCTTCTAAAAAAGATGCTACAAAATTAGGTAAGATTAAACCTGAATCCAAAGCAGAAGTTCCTAAAAAAGATATCATTAAAGCTTCACCAATTTCAAATAATACACCTATACCTGAAGTATCAGAAGAAACCAAAGAATCTGTAGAAAAAACTACCAAGAAATTTTCTCCTGAAAATATGGCAAAAGGTATTATGAAAGGAAAAAGTTTTTTATCACCTGAAGAACACACCAAACACGAAAAACTAAAAGCAAGAGCAAAGCCTAGAAAAGAAAATGTATTCAAAAAACATTTAGGTTTAATATATGCTTTAGTTAAAACTAAAATTGAAGAAGATAAGTTGAAAATGGAATTAGCTAAAGATTTCCATAAACAACAAGAAAATGATGAACAAAAAAGACATGAAGAATTAGTTTCAGCTTTAGGTGGAAAAGGTGTAAGGCCTACATCTAAAGAAGATAAGAAAAAACAAAAAGAGAAAAAAGAAAGTAATACATTATTAAAAGCAATTATAGGATTTGTTACTGGTGGAATAGTTGGTCTACTTACTGATTCAAAAAAAAGTGTAGATAAAACAAGCCAAGATATAGATAAGAGTAAAAGTGATGCTGATAAAATGAAAAGTGATTCTGCTGATTTGGATTCAAAAGAAGCGGAGAAGAAAAAAACAACAGTATCAACAAGAGAAGGTGCACCTGCACCTACAAAAGCGCCTGGCGCAGGTAGACCTCCATCAAGACCTCCATCTGGTGCACCAGCTGGTAAACCTTTACCACCATCTCAAGCAGAAAAAGCAATTGCAGGTGGTGATCCAGTTAAAGCTATGATTGTTCGACATGAAGGTGTTCGTATGGCACCTTATAAAGATAGTTTAGGATTATGGACAGTAGGTGTTGGTCATCTTATTGGTGACGGTAAATCTCTACCATCTGAATGGAATAAAACATTTTCAGCAGAAGAAGTTAAAGACTTATTTGACCAAGATTATGAGTATCACAAAAAGGCTGCTGAAAAGATACCAGGTTATTCTAATGTTAAGGGGCCAGGACAAGGCGCATTGATTGATTTGACTTTTAATATGGGTCCAGTTTGGTATAAAAAATGGCCTACATTCACTAAAAAGTTATCTGGTGGTGACATTCAAGGTGCAGCTGGTGAATTAGAAAAGAGTAAATGGTACACACAAGTAGGTAAACGTGGTCCTGATATTGTTGCTATGTTACAATCATCAGATAAAGGTGGTTCATCGTCAGCGGATGCAACACCAAGCAATAGAAATACAGGCGCACAATTAGCAAGTGCTTCATCCACCAATAAAGATATGAAAGCTGACCAAGCATCATCTGGTCAAAACACAGTTATTGTAAATAATAATAACACAACAGTAGCAAAGAGCACCACAACAAAAACTAATGTAGTTCCACAAAAAAACGATAATTCAGTATTAACGCAGGCACAATATGGATAACCTTATAACTAAAAAATTAGATGGACATACTTGGGTTTGGGATCCTTTAGCCTTTATGGGTAAAGGTTATTGGTTTATGCTTGGTAAAAACGGCAACTATGGTCGTGCTGCTTCTAAAAAAGAAGCCGCTTCATTAGGCAAAATTGATAAAACAGAAACCGAACCAGCATCAGAAAAAGTCTATAAACAAGAAAAGGGTAAACCCGGAAAAGAATCTGAATTTGCTAAAGCAGGAGAAATTAGAAAAAAAGGTTTCTCTAAAATGGTTGCTGAAAAATTAGCATCAGGCCAATCTTTAGGTAAATCATTAAAATCTACCATATCAGAAAAAACAAAAGCAAAAGCGGTTGGTATGAGAGAGAAGTTTAATCCAATGAATATTGCTAAAGGTATGTTTGGTGAAGCAGGCGCAATGTATGTTGGCAAAAAAATGGGCGCAAAAAAAGAAGATATTGAATATTTTTCTGATACAAAAATACCAAATAAGTTAGAAGACGAGAAAGCAAAGAAAAAGAAAAGTAAGGAACCTGAATCTGAACCTACTGCTACTAAAGTTCCATCAGCAGGAAAAAGTAATGCTACTACCGAAAATATGTCTGACACCAAAACTATGAAAGGTTCAGCAGATACTATTATTGTAAAACTTTATGAATTACTTAAAAAGAATTTTGATGATAAAAAAACTCAAGATGAGTTAATGAAAGACTTTGAACAAGAAAGAAAAAATACTCAAGAAAAAAGACACAAAGAATTAATTGAAGCAATTAAAAGTAGAGGTGATGGTAAAGGTTTAGCTGAAAAAATTGGAGATAAAGTTAAAGAAGCAAAACAAGGATTCATGGAAAAACTTATCTCTGGTTTAGGTAAAATGTTTGAGATATTTGAAGGTATTGGTGCATTTATTTCAATGATTGCACCATTATTAGCTGGTCTTGCTGAATTATTTGTACCAATACTTGCTGTTATAGCTGCTGTTATTGCCGTAGTTGCATTATTTAAACTAGGTAAATGGTTATGGAATAAATTCAAAGGTGCTGACAAGAAAGCTGATGATGTAAAAAAAGATATACCAAAAGAAGTAGCATCAGGTGATACAGCAACAAAACAATCTTCTGCATCAGGCGGTGAAACACCATCAGCATCACCAACAAATTCAGGCGCAAATGGTGCATCAGGCTCAAACGGAAGTTCTGGTATGGCCGGAGCTGCAGGTTCAGACGGAAGTTCTGGTACATCTGGAGCTCCAGGTGCTTCACCTTCAGCAAGTTCTGCAGGTGCTCCAGGTTCCGCAGGAGCAGCTGGATCATCTTCAAGTGGTGCACCAGGATCAGCAGGAGCCGCTGGTTCACCAGGTGCCGCCGGAGCACCAGGTTCAGCGGGATCCGTTGGTTCTGTTGGTGCTGCTGGCGCAAGTGCAACTGCTTCACCTACATCGGCACCAACGGCTACACCAACTGCATCGCCAAGTTCTTTAGGTTCTAAAATGACGGCTGCAACAAAAGAAAATAATGATGCTCAATTACAATCATCAGGTTCTTCAACACCTACTATTATTAATAATACATCTTCAAAAGGAATGGATATTGATCCTCCAGATGTTATGACTGGTAATTTTTCAGTGCGTAATGATGACTCAGCGTTTATGAGAGTGTTACGAATGAACACTCGAGCAGTATAAAAAAAAGGAGGCCGAAGCCTCCTTCTAAAACTTTCCTTCTTTAAGGGAATGTTTTAATCTTCCATTGCTAAGTTCTCAAAATACTTCATATCATCATCATCTGAAATATCTGGTTCAATAGATGGTGCTGGTGTAGATTTAACTTGTTCTTTAATTTGTTCAACGGTTGTTTTAACTGCAACTGTTTCACCATTAAGACCTAACACCTTATCTAACCTAGTTTTCAATGCATCATAAGATTTGAATTCAGATTCTTTTACTAAATCTTGTAAAGAATATTCTGATTTCCAGATTGTTTCTAACTTCTCATCATTATCTGATAACGGTGATGCTGAATCAAATTCTGATTTATCATAGTTTTGGAAACCATCTACTTTACGAATCTTGAGTTTAAAGTTAGCACCTTTCCATAAATCAAAAGGATTAATTGCTGTTTCATCTTCAAAGGCAGGATTCATAGCCTCTGTAATCTTATCAAAGATTTTTTTACCAAATCTGAATAACTTAATTTGGCCTTCATTCTCTGGATGTTTAGGATCAGATACGATATAAACATTAGCGATATAGTTTAACTTACGCTTTTGTTTACGAACCACATCTTTATTTGCTTCAATGCCAGAGTTCCATAGTGATGAATTATGTTCACAAACTGGACATTTTTGATTTGTTGTTGTAAGACAGTTATCAATGAACCAACCACCTGGTCCTTGGAAACCGTGTGAGAATACTTTTACCCAAGGCAAAGCATCTTCACCATCTTTTTCTGATGCAGGTAGAAAACGGATTGTTGCCATGCCGTTGCCTGCTTTATCTACTTCAGGACGCCAGAAATTATCTTGCTTTTCTGAACCACCTTCTGTATTTGTATTGATTGCCTCGATAGCTTTTGATAGTTTATCAAGATTGCCTGATTGGCGTTTTAGATTTGCAAAACTCATATTATTACCTTTCATATAAACGGAATATTAACGGAATATAACTTCTTATCCACAAACTACTCATAACCATACTTCTATTTATCACTACTTCCAATCTTATCTTTCAGAATAGTTTTAAACTTTTTCTTATCATAAGATAGAAACGGTGAATACTTCTCACACTTCATACGGAAGTTTGGCCATATTATATCATCTTCAATTTTTTCATTCCACATAACAAAGAATTTCATAATATCATTTAATATAACCAAAGTTTCCAATGAAATGTCTTCCTGCATTGTTGCCTTAAGCAACATTGGATAATCACCAGATGACACAGAAAGAAGTTCATTAGGTGTTTTTACTTTATCCAACAATAACATTATATCATTCTCAAAGGTATATGTCAAGCTTTGAGTAATCTTTTGCCATCTTTTATAATTGTCTTCTGCTTCAGGTGTAAGCAGTTCTCTAGCCCAATTACCTTTACCTACTATAAAATTAGAAACATAAAAGTTTTTCAATTCTTCTATTGAGTATTTTCTAGATAACTTATAGAAAGAAAATCTTTCTTTTTTGGTAGAGAATGTATTTTTGCTAACACTAGTCTTACCATGATATTTAAAATAATCATAGGAGTTTGATGTAAAGTGCAACTTCAATGCATTATATAGAGCATAGGCTGCAAAGCCGGTGCCATCGTTCATATTGGTAATCTAGCGGTTTTCTTTAATAAGTTTAAATCTTCTGCTTCTGCTTTAATTTTTGCTTTGAGTGGTGGTGAAATGAGTGTTGCAGCCATTTCAACTTCTAATTGATTTTCTTTACAGTAATGACAGATAGCATCCATAACTGTTAGATTTTTTTCTGATGCAAACTTCTCAATCATAAAACTAAATTCTTTTATCTCATCTTTTGTCGGCATATTCTCTCAACTTCATAATTAATGTATCTAATTCACTTTCATGTATACTAAAACCTTTAGTATTTCTTGGTGGTAAACCAGAGTCAGGCGAATTAAACTCTGTTCTTAAAACTTTTAGGTATTCGCCTGCGTATGGTTTAATTTCAAATTCTATCATTATATACTTGCATAAAATATGTGATGGCCAATCTTTGTAATAATGCCATGTTTATTCCAATGTGGATTAACATAGTCAGCATGATAAAACAAAGCATTTGATTTTTTAATCATATCATGTGATGTTGGCTTTGTCAAGGCTATATGAGCAATATACTTCGCTTCTTGCCATGTATATTCATCTAATTTAGTATTTACTTTAAAGCATGTCCATGTAAATTGACATACAGTTTCACCATAGGTTGTTTTCTTTTGATAAACAACACCACAGATGCTACTAGGGAATTCAGGTTCTTTGGTTCGGTTTAGCGTCACTTGAGCAACTGCTAACTTACCTTCAAACGATTCATGGCCTGCCTCATAATAAATGTTTTTAGCAAGGCAATCCATTTCTTTAGTGTATTCACTTTCAACTTGAATTGATTGTATTTCTCTACTTACTGATTTACTAAAACTTGGCATAGTATACATGAATATTGATAAACATAATACTATTACTACTGCTGATACTACTGAATTATTCTTTCTCAAGATATTTCTCCTTTTTGAATAATGTTGGCGCCCATTAAAACAGGCGCCAAGATAATCTCCAATTACGATTTTACTTTTTGATTTTTACTTCAGGTTGTGGAGTTTGTGAAACGAAATTATTAAGCACTTCTGCTTTTTTAATAATTGCATCTTCGGTTGGAAAATTAGGCAAATCTGGATGATTTGGTGATGTTGTGCCGGCAATTTGTGCCGCCGCAACTTCAGTTTGCCATTGTTGTTGTAAGATATCCTTTTGTGAGTGAAAGTCATCTAACAACATATCTTTTGCCATTTTTAATAGCTCAAGACGAATTTCATACGGGGTCATGCTCATAGTATTTCTCCTTTTGTGTGTGTGTAAAAAAATGGGAGATTTTATAGGTTCTCCCAAACCTTATATCTTTATTTATATTACTTTGCAGCTTTTGGTGCAGGTTTTGCAGCAGATTTAACCGCGGGTGCTTTTGCAGGTTTAGCAGGAGCTTTATCAGCTGCTAAAGAAGCGAAAGTAGCGAAACCGAAAGCAATCATTAATGCTAATGCTAACTTTTTCATACCATTTCTCCTTTTTTATTATGAACCATTATATAACACTTTCTCAAGTTTGTCAACCTTAATTTTTAGGTGGTACACCAGTTTTAGAAGGTATGGTTGGTGCAGGTTTTTGTGGTTTATTTGGTGTTGCCATATTACTTAGCCTTTGGATCTACATATTTTTTATATGCATCAATCCAGTTTGTTGAAATTGCTTTTTGTGCATCTGCTTGTGATATTTTACCAGCACACATTAAAGCGTGTAATTGATTTTCTAATTTATCTTTTTGATGAGCATTTTTATCACCATCAAATGGTTGAGGCCATAAATTAGCAACATCATTTGAACCACCAAGTTCTAATGAGATAAGATGGTCAACTTCACAACCTTCTTTACCTGAGCAATAGCCTTCATGATTTTTTACATTATAATTAGCATATACTTGTTTCTTTGTTGCTTCGGTTACATTTCTAACTGTAGTTGTTGTAAATCCTTTAGCACAAATAACTGCTGCTGTTAATTTTGGATCAGGTTTACCTGGTGTTACTTTTGCATTTGGTAAAATATCAGCGTGAGCAATGCCTGCTGATAATAATGCTACGAATAATAACTTTTTCATATTTTTCCTTTATAAAAATTAATTGCCTTCACAAGACCTTCTATATAGTCTTCCGTTTTTTGCTTGTAGATAAAAGGTCCACCATTTTCTACTGCCATGATAATGACCAAATTATTTATTGGTTCACCTATCAATTCTTCATACATTAAGGCATATGCTGCTGTTTGCCAAAAGTAATCTTGAATTTCTTCTAAATCTTTAACTCGTTTAGATGTTTTAAAGTCAATGACTGATAAATCTAATTCAAAGTCAGCAATACAATCAACACGACCTGCTACACCTAACTTCTCTGACCATAATGCCTGTTCTTGATATCTAATGTTATCTATACGATTGAGATATGGCTTAATAGATAAAAACATTTCTTGAGCATCAGGCATAATTTCACCTAATGGTTCATTATTAAGATATCTCTCGCATAGTGTATGAACATTGGTACCACGATTAGATGCTTTCTTTGATATAGCATTAGCAACATCATGACCAACCCTATCACGCCATCTCTGTATAGATTCTTTCTTTAAAGCACCTAATACAGTTGTGATTGATGGTAACTTCTGACCATTAGGTGAGATATAAAATCTACCTTTAGATGTGGTTTCAGATTCTAAATTGGGTAATACTTTTGGCGGACAATAATTAAATGTTACCATTCTCTAGGTGCTTTTGTTTTGTGACCATCTTTGATTGTGTTTTGACCAACTTGTTCTTTCATTCTACCAATAACATACTTCTCAAATGTAGAATCAGCCTTACCTGTGCCAGGTGTATTTAATCTCATACCGTCAGATAGAATAGGTGTGCCTGAATGATGCCTAATGTGTGTAGGATTATCAATTAAGTATTGGTCTAATTCTGTATAAGACATTTTCTTTTCAAATATCTCATCTGTTTCTGTATTCTTAAACTCATAGTTGGGCATTATACCACTCCGGAATTGGTCTAGAATTAATTTTTCCTTGCCATGAAGCAAGATGTGTTTTATTGTTTATATAGTAATTTCTGTAGGACGCCAAAGAATTTCCTGCTATCTTCACCGCATCAGGCATAGCTGGTGTTGGTTCGGTAAAGTTAGCATTAGGTATATTCTTTGGTGTGTTCCAAAATAACTTATCAACTAGTCCTATCTGTTCACACTTATGGACTTTACCATAACGATAGGTATATTCTTTACATAGTTCTTTGAGTAGTTTACTTAACCAGATATAGTTTGAATTACTATGGCGACACCAGATAGCGGATGGATGGTTGATGTGTGTTGCTGAATACAAAATAGTTTCACGGTCATCAGATAGAATCCAACGCTTAACATTACGATTAGTTTTTGATTTTACAGTTACTTCTTGGCCATCTAATACACGGTGGGCCGTGGATAAAAGCTGGGAATATTCTAAAATCATTTTTATACAATGTTTATCGTTGTGCATTTGCGCACAAACGGTTTCGTCTTTATCTAGGTAAAATATATTCATAATGTAAAGGATAACACAATACTGCTGTTATGTCAAGTTTATTTTCTAGCAAAAATATGTTTAATCTTTTCCCAAAGTGTTCTTTCTTCAGCAAGTAATTTATCTCCTGCTGTGTTTAATTCACCTTGTAATGTATTAACATTCTTTTTGAGAGCATTAACGATGGTAAGCAATTCTTTATGTTTTACTAATTCATTATTAATATAACCAACAATATCATTAGAAACATTAGATAGTCCTGCATGAAATGCTGGTGCTTCTGGTGCAGCTGGTGCTGGTGTAGCTTCAGGTGCTGGTGTTGCTGTCACTTCAGGTGTTGCTTGTTGAATATCATCTGCCATAATTTTCTCCTTAATTAATTAATATTTCCAATCTTTACAATAACCAAGTTTGTGTAATTTTTTCAATGCATCATCACATTTATCACCGATATCGGTTCTATGATGTTCATCGTTACCAAACTTAACTTTATCGACAATATCATAAGCTTTATCTTTTGCCTCTGATACTGTATCACCTACTCCTGTGCAAACAACAATATAACTACCTGCTGTTCCCCATTCATAGGCTTCTTCATCTAACACACCATCGACCATTTTAACTGTCTTTGATAGTTTCACTTCACAAGGATGAATAAATTTATAATCATCACCTTCTGCTTTCTCTGTTAAAACAGGGAAGTCTAGGTATGATTCTTCTTCGTTTTTGTTGTGTGGGAAATCTGAATTTGCCATTACAACACCAACACAAGTTTTAAAATCCACTTCTAATGTGTTTTTACCTTTAACACAATCTAAAATCCATTCTGCTGGGTCACCTTTATGTAAAGGTTGTTGAATATTCCACATAGGATATCCAGGTCTTGCTGTCCATTCCATTGGCCATGGTGTACCATCTTTCTCATCAATGATACAATTCATATCTAGCATACCAACATAACCAATCTTGTGTAAGGTGTCTGCCATTGGTTTGAGTAGCATATCTGCTAGTTTAGATTGTTTGGTGTAACGGATAACTGTTCCCATCTCTCCTGTGTTTACACCAAGGTCTTTGTTCATATGTTTCTTATGTTCAAAACCTTCTGCAAAGAATGGCATCCAACCTGCTGGGCCAAATATACCAGTCACACATAGTTCAATACCAGGTCTAAATTCTTGTAGAATAAACTTACCGGTACCGCCACCTTTTTCTTTATGTTTCATTAAGAAACCAATCATATCTGCCTCATCTTTGGCAACATATGATAATGTCTTGTCTTCTTCTTCACCTATTGGTTTAGAAACCCAACGACCACCATGTTCTTTTACGAATTGAATGGCTGCATCATAATTACTGAATGGGTGTGATGGTATAACTTTACCACCAAAGTCTTCAATTACTTTTTGACCATACATACGGTCTAATTCTAGTTTAGCTGCTCGTTTACCTGGTCCAAATATAGGATAACCTTTCTTAATATACTCATCAATTTCATCCATCATTTCGAGGTTATCTGATGAGAATATCAAATCGGCAACATCCATATACTTGCGCCAATTGGTAATCTTGTCTACAAGGCCTTCACCTATATGGGAAGACCTTGAGCCTTTGGTATACAATTTGACTGTGTGTCCGGCAGCAACACAGCGTAAGCACCAGTCTAAAGTTAATGCTGGTGGATCAAGAACGAGAATAAGCATTTAAATTCCTAAGGTATGAGTTAATTTACCTTATTATTTAGTTTATTCCAATGTGCCTGCTTGTGCTTTTAAACTCTTAATTCTCTTTGCAATATCTTCTGATGATACAGTTTGCATTGCGAATTGTTTGAATTGGTCGTAAGAATCTCTGACCTTGATTGATGTTTTGCCGCCTACAGCAGCTGAATCAGAAATGAATAATGCACAACCACCATCACGGAGTGGAGCAATCTCAATCACTTCATCTAAATTTAAAATTACTTTACAATTTTTCTCAACTGATTCTACTTCAATAAATAACGCCATTTTACTCTCCTTCAGGTTTAATAATATCTTTAAGTTTAACGAATTTCATTTTTGCTGCTGACATCTCAGCTGACATCATCATCTTTTTCCAAATTGCTCTTTTCTCACCTTTAAGACTTGATAGTAACCTTTTGGTAGATTTTGACATATTATAATTTGAACCCATTATCTTCCTCTTGTTTCTGTTTTATCACAATCAGATAACCTGACCAATAAAACATCTGTTGTATTTAGTGGCTTGACAAAATAACATTCATTATTGACCGACCATACTAAATGATTTTGAATACCTTTTTCAAAGGTGCCATTGAAACCACCTTTAGGTATTAAATAATAAGCTATATTTAAAAGAATAATTGCAAGAAATATTCCAATAATTAACAAGTTCGATGCAATCCATCTTGATACATTTTTAACTGTTGTTACCATTATAATACTCCATACTTATATGAACCATACAGTATAACACCAATAATAGATAATGTCAATACAATATAACCCAATCTTACCGACTTCATACGATAATATTCAACTTCAAATTCAATCATTTCTTTTTGTGCTTGAAGCATATCATTCATTGTGCCTCTTGTATAATCATCAGCATACATTCTAATGGTTTCATTTTGAAGCGCAAGATGTTTTTTCGCCTGTAGATAACGATAAAAAGAAAGCATTATTTAACCAATTCTGTATGTTTATGCTGTAAACTTTTACGCAAGATTTTGAACCAAAGTTTTTTTTCTTTTTTGGTATTGTGTCTAACACAAGCACGATACATTTTTCTAATTAATTTTTTAACTTTCATAGAATAACCTTTTCCAACTTACATGACGGCAAACTTCTTGTTTTGCTTTTGCCAAAGAATCAAACTTATTACCCATAATATATATCGATTTTGGGCCATAGACCAAAATATCACCAATCATTGTTTCAAATCGATATCTAGTTTTACCTTTGCTATCAACTTCTTTAGTTTTACAATGATAATTATCTACAATACCACCAAAGATTAAAGTTTCCCTTAACTCGTCTGATACTATCTTGCGCATAAAGGCATTATTCATTAGTGCACCACATGAAGATGAGGTTTTTGTTTTCTGATATCAGGTAATGATTGAATAGTTTCAATTGCTTTAGATAAAAGCATTGATGCTTCTTTTTCACAACCTGCAGCTTCAGCAAACATAACTATTCTTGCTGTAATGATAGCAATAACATTTAAAGCATTATCAATCTCATGTTTATCAATCATATCAGCTATAAAGGTATCGATATCAATTGAAATAGTATTCAATTGTTCATCTGTTAAATTATTCAGCATCTTCATCTTCCATTGCTGATACAAAAACCGATACTGCTAATAATAAAGCACCTAAGCCTATACGCCAATCAGCTAAAAAGATTAAAATAAATCCAATCAATGCTGCTAATAACGGTAAAAATTTAATTTTGATTACTTCCATAATATTCTCCTAATAATTTCTTGAGTAACCATTATTGGTTATCATTTTTGCTTCAATAACTGCTTCGTAAATACCATCAGCACACAATGGGATTATTTTATTTTGAAGTGGTAACATAAAACATTTTACCACATCATCATAATAAATTAAACTTTCTATATCAATATTTTCCATAATTTCCTCACTTTAACATACCATTATAACACATCTGGACCAAAAGTCAAGCACTATTTTAGCTCGTGGAATCGTCTAGGACGATTAATTTACCAATACCGACATATTCATCTACGGCATGCTTTAATTGTGTCTTGGAAGTGCTTGGAAGAACAAATGTATACTCAAATTTTGCGTCCACACCCTTGTCCGTTAGTGTTTCATTGAGATACTTTACCGCTTGGTAAGCATCATCAAATTCTTTTCTACCATTATTATTATTCAGGTTCGGTTTAGCGATATATTTCATTATTGTGCTTTCTTATATGCTGCTGCAATTAGTTTATGAACGGTTGCAATTGGTTCTTTAACCATCCAACCTTGTTGTGTTGTTGAATAGATGTTGGTTACGGTTTCAACTTTCTTTGTGCCAACCACAACATCAGTTTCAAACACGGTTAGAATGTGATTCACATTGACCAAAAGAATTTTGCCTTTGTGTTCTGGTGCTGCATTGGTTAATTTAATAATCATTTTTTATCTTTCTTTTGTTGTTTAAGAATTTCTTTAAGTTCTTTAGGTGATTCTAATCCTGTTGGGACATAAGGAGAATCATAATTGTTTACATCACCTTTTTTTACAAAATCAGTTGGTTTCATACCTTCAAATGGTTTCCAATCAGATGCTAACCATTCTTTACAACCTTGTTCATACTTACTGAACAACTTTTCAAATCTTATTCGATATGATGTGCTCAAAGCATACAATGTTGTTATTGCTTGGTCTTCATTGATTTCACCATCATGTAAATTATTGGCAAGCTCTTCAACTTCATCGACCAGATTCCAACATTTTAAAATGTTTTGTTCTAAATCATACATATCAAACGGTTCTTTACTTTTTGCCATACATTTTCTCCAATTCAATTAATCTTTTTGCTTTTGCATAGATGACAGGGTGTCGGTGATTAAGGTGTGCGCCTGTTGTACCAGACCAATCTCTAAACTCCCAATCAAAGTAACCTATCTTCTTGCAATCTGGATTATCATTCTGTAATTTCTCTAACTCATTAGCCCAATCTTGCCATTGATGGTCTGATATTACAGGAGAATCCAATTCATAATAAAGGCAGGAGTGAAGCAACATCTGTCCTCTCCTGCGTCTAATTAACTCTTTAATGCTATCGCTTGTCATTGAAATAATCACAATCAATATAAGCTGCAATCAATAGCAATACGATAAAACCGATAAGGAAAAACATTATAGAGTTTCCTCACCGATTACATCAGATTTTGGTGCTTCAGCATTCAATGGTGATTCTACTTTAGCATCAACTTTAGCATACAAGTCAAGGAAAGCATTTTTAGTTTCCTCATCAAAGCGGTTCACACATAATGTTATTGCTTTCATTCTATCGTTAAAGATTTCATAAGCCTTAGCGATATGAACCAATCTACGGGTTGAAATGATTTCGTCTGTAGCACCTTGGTCAAATGATTGGCGAACCACATCTGCCCATTGGCATAGATTGTCCACAAATTCTGAATCTTTGATTAAAGGTGTTAAGATTTTCTTTTCTGTTTTAACATCAGGATATTCTTGTTCAACTGTAATTGGGAATCTTTCCAAGAAAGCGTCATCAAGAATTTGTGATAGATACTTACCTTCATCTGAACCACGACCTTTTGTATTAGCAGTAGCGATGATAGTAAAGCCATCTTTAGGTAAAACTACTTCACCAGATTTTTTATTGTAATATGGTTTGCCTTCTAAAATGCCTTGTAAACACATAAGTTTATTTGAACCACGGTCTACTTCGTCAATGAGTAATACAGCACCACGTTTCATAGCAGTCAAAACTGGACCGTCACGATTAACCACATTACCGTTTACTAAAGTAGGACCGCCAAGTAAGTCTGATTCATCTGTTTCGATTGAGATATTAACACGGATACATTCACGGTTCAATTCAGCACATACTTGTTCAACCATTAATGTTTTACCGTTACCAGAAAGACCGGTAACAAATACAGGATAGAATAATTTTGAATTGATAATACCTTTTAAGTCTTTGAAAAAACCAAATGGTACATAATCTTTATATACCACAGGAATAGCTGGTTCAGATTCATCAATCAATTTAGGTTGTCTGAAAGCTACCACAGCCATATCAACTGTAGCAGGTTCTTGAAAGTTTGGTTGTGGTTCGGCAACTTGTTTCTTAACCACTTTTTCGCCTGATGATGGTAACTTATACTCACCACGACCAGTTCGATATTCTGATTTAGTTACCAACCAGTAAGGATATGGCACATCTGCTTCATCTACCACTTTAGAAATCATATCACGGTCTAAAACGGCATTTGTACCAAATAAACTTTCTGCTGCCATAATAAATTGTTTTGCGTTTTTGTTCATAATGTTATTTGCCTCTCATATTTAATTGTGAGACCATTATAACACAACTGGAGAAAAAATCAATACCAAATGCTAATATGTACCATCATTATAATAATCACTACCATCTGGTATTAATGCTCGAATGGTAAACCAATATCGTAGGTAATTGGTAAGTAATTTTGAATAGATAAAGTCCTCTCGAATGATATCGTAGGATTCTTTAAACATTAGACCTTCGTAGGATTGGTCAAACGGGTCTGGTGGGTATCTAAAGTTCTCGCCTGCGTAGGCAACAAAAACTTCTTCAAGTAATTCTGGTGAAATCATAATATCTCTACATCAATAATTTGTTTTGCTAACTTAACTGGTCTGTCTTCAAATGACATAACCGATTCTGCCTCTGCTCTACTGTAATACGGACCATCATGATATACAGGTTTGCCATTTTGTTCTGTCATGATATAATACACATTCATTTTTTCAGGTCTTGCCATATTAGCCATAGTTTTTTCCTTTTCTTTTTTATTTAGCGTATTTTTTATAGTGGTCTAATACCTTTTCTAAAGCTGGCACTATTTCAGCGTCTGCTAAAACTGGATGGTCAAAGTCTTCAATACCATTTAACACAGCATGCTTGTATTGTAGAATACTTTCTTTTTCGTATGCTAATGAATCAATAATGATTTGTTTTAATTCTGGTTTACTCATTTATCCATTTCTCCGCTTCTTCTTCTGCATCTACTTGTTTATAGAATAATTCACTTCTTTGAAATTCTTCTTTGATATAATACATTACTTCAATCTCGCCTCCGTATTTTGTTACATTGGCAGTTTTTATTCCCTTACTGAATGTTTTAAGTATCATATTTTTTTAATAACTTCCTGTAAAATGTTCATTCAACATCATGTCTTGTAGTTTTTCAAACGATTGCATATAGATGCCGTTATTAACAACTAAACCACCTAATGGCACATAACCATCTTCCAACTTTTGTGAACATTCGTTTTGAAAATCTTCTAATTGTTCATTCTTTACTACGATATAACGGTTACTCATATTTTCTCCTTAATTAATCCCATAATGCTGTATAATATTTACCAAACAATCTTAAACCATTTTGAATACGAGCCCAATGTTTATCGTGGCCTTTTTTATCAAATTTAAGTGTATGCTTAGGACCTTTTTTCAATTTAGCACCACCATCAGGCAAATCAATCCATATATGGTCAATATTACCTGACCAAAATTTGTCAGCCCAATCTTCTTTGTTTAATTCGGTGAAAGCCCAAATCATTTCAGATAAAACATAATCCCAACGCTTAAACCAATTACCATCGCCAGCTTCAGCCAAGATATTCTTTTTAGCCTTTTGTGCGGACTTCGTTGTGCTTCGTAAGTTTGATGGCACATCAACATCATCAATATGAGGCGCACCGTGTTTCGTTTTCTTTAACTGAATAAGCATAGGCAGAATGATATGGGTCAAAGTATTATCCATTGACCATGTATCCCATGGATCAATCTTGACATATCGAATATCACGGTTGATAAAGTTTCTAACAGCAAAAAGGGCATTACAGAATGGTTCTAATACATCATGCCAAAATTTTACCATTGGTTCTTTGTATTCAATCTCTCGCCAGAAGATTATCTTCTCAACGATAGTGTAAGGTGATAACCAATTGTCTTTTGGTCGATTTTGGTATATAAACATTTATTTTTTCTCCTTACAATTATCAAAGTATATCCAAGGATAATTGGCAGCAAAAGTTACATCTATGCCTAATTTATTAAGTCTATTTGTAAATGCTTTTATTTGATAATCATTCATTTGTTTTTCTTAATTATACTTCTATATATTTCAATTTAAATAGGTCATGTTGATATTCTTTTGGATAAGCTCTTGGGTTACAAATCACTCTTGTTTCACTAATTGTATAATCGAAAGGATCGTGAGTGTGCCCATGAACCCATAACTTAACATCTTTAAATAAGTTCATAAGATAATCCAGATTACTATGAAAACCACCGTTCATTATGCTGTCATTTTCATATCGTGGGTGAACAGAATTACGGCTAGGTGAATGGTGTGTTATAACAACTTTTTTACCTGATAAACTTTCAAGCATTGTTGCAATAAAATCTATACTCTTATTATGTTCTTTAACTGATTGTTCAGGTGAATACTTAATATAATTTTCACCATCAAAGTATTTAATAATTCTCCAATCAGGCATTGAAGGCTTAATTAATTCCATTGTATACTTATCAGAATTATTCATATTAGTCCACATGGTTGAACCAATAAAATTAATATCACCAATTTTGGCCGCTTGATTATTAAGAACACGAATATTATCCAAGTGTTTTAACTTATCTGTGATATCTTTTACCGTGTCATTGTATAGATAATTATAATGCTCGTGATTACCAACCACATATACAATATCTCTAAACTTTTTTGATATATCTTCAAAAAAATCTATTTTAAAATGCTTTGCTGAACATATATCGCCAGCTAAAATCAATACATCAGCATTCTCATCATTATTTAATGTGAGGTCTCTATGTTCTAAATGTAAATCACTTGCAATCGCTAACTTCACAATGTTTTCCAATTCTATTATTAGCCAATAAGATATCGGGCAGTATTTAGCCGCCCTCCTGCCAAGTATCGCAGAGATTGCTTACCAAACTCGGTAGTCCAATTGGCTCGTTACGGTCGATTAACTCGATCCAGTCTGCTCTGGTTACAGGCCTTAACCTACCTGTAATTAGGTTATTTTTTGATTGTATAGTTTTTAAATATACTGATTAGAATTGATACTGCTAACCAATTTCGCCATGTATAATCAATATACAAGGCAGGAAAGATTGTATCCCATGCCCATATAACAACCAATGACCAACATAAGCATAATACTACTAATACTACTGCTGCTGTTATTGCCAATGCCCATTCTATATCTTTCATTATTGATCCTCCGCCATCATTTCTTTCCAATCCTCAGCTATTTGTTCTAGATTGAAATCTTCAACCAGATGCTGAGGTATATTACTCAAGTCCTCATAATCAAGTTCATACGATGCGTCCTGACCGTCATAGTATTCACCGACAAATGACATACCTTCTTCAATGTATGTAGCAGAAACATCCCAGCCATGTTCAAACATCCAATGATATAAGTTCGTTGGTGGTGCCCATGCCGTTTCACAACTAAAGGTTATGGTGTCACCTTCTCTACGCCAATTATTAGCATCGGCATTCCATTTTGTTCCCCAATTACTGACTGACCAGCTATACCAATCAGGTGCACCATACTTCTCTTGCATCTCAGCGGCTAATGCCTCATTACGGTTAGGTGATTCTACATCAACCAATTCTTGTGGGCATGGCATAAAGAAATCAAACCAATTCTTGCCTTCACCATTCTTTAGAAAAGTTTCTAACCTGTCCATCTTTTCAGGTGTTGCTGTAATGCTAACACTATTTGAGCACCAATTTGGCATCTTAATTGCCCTCCACTAATTTATAAGGTTTCTTCCAATCGCCGATATTCACATCAACATAATAGGCAGTATTAAAATAATCTATTTGAGCATTACTTTCATCATACCAATCAGCTGACTTCATCGCTTTGAATACGGTCTCTAAAAATTCTTTCGCCTTGCCAGAAAAGTGCTGATGATACCAATAAGGGTTCACATCAACATAACCAGCATCCAAATGAAAGCGATAATCGTTGCCTGTATTTGCTTTAATGTTAGATAGAAAGTCAATCGAGCCTTCTTTAATTGATAGTTTAATCGTGCTATGGTTTCTAACCGATAATGAACCTTTGATGCCATACTTCTTGAGTATAGGTTTCAAGTTCTCTGCAATTACTTTCTTTTTAGATTGATTCATGTAAGCCATTTTACTTCTCCCGTTTAGTTTATTTTTAAAGCACACTCGGCATTAAGCCTTTGCTACCAAGAAATTGGATTGGAATGTGCTTTAAAAATGGCAGTTTCTTTAATGACTGAGCTGCCAAAAGTCTTAACATTAAGCAGCGAGAGCTACTTTTTTGTCTTGTGCTACTGGTTTTACCTTAGCAGGTTCAGCAGCCTTTACCTCAACCTTAGCGGTTGTTGTAACCTTAGCTTTAACTTGCTTGTAACGACCGTTAGCATCAAAAGCATCTGGATTAACCAATTGATAACCAGTCACCTTACGACCATCTTTTACAACCTTAACAATGCCACCGTCACGGCGAATATTGTAAATATTGGTTGATAAGCGATATAACACCGCTTCTTGGTCTGTGCCTTTGAATACTGCTTTGATTTCGTCAGGCGATACTACTTTGCCAGATAAAAGCACTTGCGTGATTTTCTCGTGGCGATTAGTTTTGCCTTTTCTGATTTTTAATGTTGCCATAATATAATACTCCTCAAAATTAATAATAAACTACTCATACTACAATGTACCATTATACACTTTCCACTATAAAAGTCAAGCATTATTTTGGTACTTTACCTCATGTATACCGAAAATCTATCGGCAAACATTCTTACGCAATCTTGGTACCTTTGGTTAGGCGACCTTCGATCCAACGGGTTAGTTCTGCTACCTCTGAACCTCACCCGAATTTTTTTACCTTGAGATTTGAAATAAGCCCTTACCTCATCCAATCGGCGTATTGGTATATTCTTATAACGGGCTTCTTCACCTTCTACTCTAAATGGTTTTAAGTTCATATTCACTCCTATGGTCTATAATAAGAATTAGTCCAATTGCCTTCGGGTTCTTCCTCGTAAGCAAGCGCCTGTATAATATCGTCAAGCACTTCCAACTTGTCCATTGGCATTCTATCACCGTTTAAAAATATCTCACTTCTAACCAGTTCTAAAATAGTCTTTACCTCAACCTCGGTTAGTTCTATCTTACGAAGCGAACCGTCATCCAAGTTTCTGGTCTCACCAGTTCTAGTATTCAATGAAAACGCTACCATACTTACCTCCCTAATTTCAATACAACCATTATATCACATCCATACCAAAAGTCAAGCATTATTTAGCCTATTCGGTATCGATCCATACTCTACCAAAAATCAATTCGCCACCGTTCTTTTTAATAACATAGAAGTCATTAGGAAAATCAATGATATTGCCTAAGTCCTCACGGATTTCGTCCTGATTGATATCCTCAACCTTGATACAACCGATTGAACCAGAATCCACAGCATATTCACGACCTTCTTGGTCATTGTAAACACCATCACCATAAGCTGTACCAAAGATAGCAAACTTACGACCATCTTTTAATGAAAATACACCTTCGCCTGGGTCACCATTGGTTGGATCGAACATTATATTACATGCTTCGTCCCATTCATTGTGCATAACATAGCATAGGTCTCCCACATAATACTTACCTGCCGGCATCTTATCAACTATCATAATCAAATAACCTTCCTATCTTATTAACGATATCCTCATTATAATAATCTGGATCAATGTTCCGTATAGCATAAAACATATACTCCAACTCATCATAATCCAATTGAACCGTTACCTCTGGTGCATCAGTAGATAACCTCTTTACCTCAAAAATAGTCTTACCAGTCATATTACTTTACCTCACTTATTATTAATGTTACCATTATATCATATTTGGATAGAATGTCAAGCATTATTTGGATACTTTTACCTCATTAAAACCTGTATAGTACCTCAATAGTCTTACCTCAAGTACCTCAATGATACCTCACGGACTTAGCGAGGCGCCTGCGTGTAATACCTCGCCATGGCCTTCGCTGGCCAGTGCTCCTGTATTGGTGTTAGTTTCTCAGCACGATACCGAAAGTTCCAGAGGTATCCTGAGGAACTTCCGAGCACCTCTGATATTATTTTGTGATAGCCTTTACATATTCCTTGAAGCCTGCTACTGCTGACTTCTTATCACAAAAATAGAAGCGCATGGATACCAATTGATTATTAATGATATCGGACACCTCTATAACACCCGTATTTGGGTTCCGTGTTATAGTCATTCTTATCTCCTTATTATTAAACTGCTATTATACATGAAATGGCAAAAATGTCAAGCACTTTCGAGCGGACTATACTATAAGAATAGCACGCAACCTCTGCTCTCCTCTCCAACCGGTAAATACCATTATACACGATCCAATAAAAAAGTCAAGCACTTTTTGGGGTGCCTGACTTCTATTTGATTAAGCAGCTAGTGCGATTGGTATGGTTTTCTTGACAAAACCACTGGTGTCCTTCTTAGCCTTGCCCTTCGCCTTGAGACCGGCAATAACACCCTTAGGATCAAGGAAGCGAAGGTCGGTGTCATCAGCATTAATCACAGGGAGACCTAGGTACTGCTCTGGTAAGCCCTTATCAAATACTGCTGCTACATTATAACCTTGCTCGATAGCACGGTAAACATCGTGGTCGTTTCCGTCAGCAGCAGAAAAGGTTAGGTTATAATTGAATGGTACAGTGCGACCGACTATTTTGGTGTAATCATAGAATTGGACAGTAGGAAATGCTTCCATCATGTTGCGGTATTGTCCTACTCTGATTTTCTCCCATGCGATATCACTGGTGCCGTTTAAACGGAATACAGGGATTAATCCCTTCTTTTCAGCATATTTGATGGTGCTCTGTATTTCAAGTGCTAGCTCTTCCATGAATTGCTCACGAGCTTCAAAAAAGCGCTTGGTTTTACGGATACGGGCTTGCTGAATTACATTGGTATTTTCGCCCTTCTTGAATATACCACCACGGCCTGCTGTATTCAAGCAAGCAGCTTTACAGCCTGCGGTTGCCTTAGGACAGGTTTGGTGGCCTGATAAGTCAGCAGGTGCTAAATGGAGGATACTGGTTAGGTAGCCCTTCTTTTCGCCCTTCATGATTTTTGGATTGCCTCTAGTCAATAACATTTATATCTCCTTATTAATTCAAGTACCATTCTACACTAATTGGCAGGAAAGTCAAGCACTATTTTTGGTCATAAAACGGTCATATTGGAGCTAGCACGCAGGGGCGGTGTGGAACCATTATATCATATCCAAGGGGAAAGTCAAGCACTATTTGGGGCTAAAAAATGCTTGACTTTTGGTAGGAATCATGTATAATGGTAACATAATGACAAAGGAGATAAAAAATGCAATTATACCACTTTCATGTATTGAATAACATCTATGATGTGGAGGCACCCGATGCTGGCTCAGCCATGCAATGGATGAACCGTCAGGTTATGGATGCCTTAAACATGGGGCCATATGCTTGGATGGATATGCCTATGCTTGAAAATTCATACTATTGTAGCCCTGGCGATTATTTCAATTAATGCTTGACTTTTTTGCCAGTTCTGATATAATGGTAACATAATGAATAAGGAGAAAAATATGACGGTTTTAGGATTTTGTAAGGTTTTAGGTGAGGTTATCGAGGACAATTATGCTGCCAAGTGGACTCATAATGTATTGAAGATTGATATCCAAGAAGGCAAGCGCTTTTATAAGCTTGTCCGCCATGACTATGATGTGGAGACAGGCCAATTGGTTAAGTTTTCAGGCTCTGTCCACTGCTTCGTGGAGAAGGCGACTGGCGATATCTATAAGGCAGCTAGCTTTAAAGCCCCTGCCAAGGGTGTCCGTTTCAATATCGTTAAGGATCTAGAATTATTGAAGGAAATCGCTGATTGGGCAGGTGGCTATCTATACCGCTAAAATAATGCTTGACTTTTGGTATGGATATGTTAGGATGGCTACACTATGAATAATTTAATAACACTTTTAATAGGGCTCTGGATCGGACTAGTAATAATAACCATCGGGCTCTATATTTTGGAGAGAAAATAAAATGGCTAAGTTTACAGTAAGGCTACCAAAATTGGTAGAGTTTATCGAGACCGAGGTTCATACAATCGAGGCTGACTCTGCTGAAGAGGCAATGGAAATAGTAATGAATTCTAGTGGAGATCCAAATGTCCTCTATGAGGAAGACGGATGGGAAACTAGGGAAGTGTGGTATCATGATATGGAAGCAGAGGAGATTAAAGCATGAGCAAATTATTAGCAGTTCTATTATTATCAGTCTCCATCGGGGCTCAGGCTCACGATGGGTTCAGAGGCGGATATGGCGGTGGGTACCATCATGGCGGTGGTAACAATTGGATCGCTCCAGCTATTATAGGGGGCATCGTAGGATATGAGCTTAATCGCTCTTATGGATACAATGCTAATCCCTACGTTGGCCAGTTCGGTCGAGGTTGCCGCCCCATCTATCAGACCGTATGGGCTCCAAACGGATTCGGTGGAGTGGTTCCGTTTCAGCAGTATTTGGGCTGTAATTAAGCCCCCTATTATATCACATCTGGCAATAAAGTCAAGCCCCCTAGGCCCCCTAGATTTCGCTTGACTTTTTCATTGGTTTCTGTATAATGGACACCATTGGTAAGGCAGCAATTAATCTGGTCTTCTAATCCACCCCTGGTCGTCTTCCATAGGGGGCTAAAATTCTGCTTGACATTCCATCCATTTTCTGTATAATGGAACATAATTGATAAGGAGATAAAAAAATGAGTATGTTAGTAATCGATACGCAAGACCAAGAAAATTATGCCGCCCACCAAGGTTTCACTGGTGACTACCGCTGGAAAATGAAGGGTGGTCAATCCTACAAAATCACTAACATTCCACAAGGCGTGGACCCAGCTGAGGTTGTGGAGATGGTTCGCTTGGACATCGAGGAGAATAACAATTTCTTCCGCTCAGACATTATCGGATACTCCCTCCAAGCGGATGACTGGATGTCTCCATTTGAAAAGAGCCAGCTCGAATACGAAGGCGAGATCCGCTATGCCGAACCCACCATTGATTATCGAGATTATTTAGCAGAAATCGCTTAATAATGCTTGACTTTTGGCATGGATGTGTTATCCTAGCCATACAATTAAAAAGGAGAAAAATATGACTGAAAAAGAAAAATTAGATTGGGAATTACAAGCTTACGGATGCTCTAAAGCGTCCCTTATGAGAATGGTAAAAGAGCAAGCCTTCCCAGGCACAGAGCTCATGTTCGCAGCTGGTATCCTATCAGATGCACAGGAAATCATCAGCGCTGAATTCAACGAGGACGGCTGGGTATCTCCAGACCAAGCGAATCAAGCTAGACAGTTCCTCAATCGTGCTAAATGCATCATGTTCAACTTGATGGAATCCAGAAAGGAGCCTGTATGAGAATCGAAAAGCTATCTTCAGCAGGAGGCACTTCCCTCCAAGGCGAAGTCTATACGGACTATGATACACTGGTGGCAGCCTTCGGTGAACCATCCTACGGTCCAGATGAGGACCCATCCGATAAGGTGACCTGTGAATGGGTGCTAGAAATCGATGGCACGGTGGTGACCATATACGACTGGAAGGAATACGGTGATACCCCTAGGCACTATTATGACTGGCACATTGGCGGGTATGATAGAAGAGCAGTGGACAAGGTTGAATCAATAATTAGGGAGGTAGAAAATGCTTAAAGGACTATTAATTGGTATTGTATTAGGATTGGTAATAAAATATGCTGTATCGGACTCTAGGTGGTTTCAGCATGATGAATTCGCTGAGTTCAAATCAACGAGCTCATTCGAGCAGTTCAAATAGTTTTATCGGCGTCTAGTCAGCGCCACTCTCCGGAGGTGTCCATTGGGGCACCTCTTTTTTTTGGAGGCGGCTTAAGAATCGCTATGTGTCCTATAAAAAAAAGCCATCCATGGTCGGACTCTGAATTCAGTAACTTTTTTTCTAGCCTATTTTTTTGTGGAATCGAAATTTTTTCCGGAGGGTTTTCGTGTTCCCTTAATTTTTTCCTGGAGGTCTATAATCTCCAAGTCTTTATCGGCTAATTGAACCTTGAGCGTTTGAATCACTTCATTAGACATTATCAGTTTAGTTTCTAATTCATCTACAGACTTTACCACGGAGTCTATTCTAGTCACTTCATCAATATAATTATTATGATATTCTGAGCCATAGTACCAAATCATCGCTATTAATATAACGATTAATCCCAATAATACGTCATCTTTACCTATTTTAATTTTGTCCATCTGTATCCTCTTTCAATCTCTTCTTTAGTCCAACCATCATATTTTATCAGATTTCTCTTCCATCTCTTATAATCTGATAGTAAGTAAGCAAAAGTACCACCAGGAAACTTAGGAACTTCTTCTTTTATCATAGCATCTTTTTTATCGTGTTCAAGCCATAAAATATACACAACACATACAATAAAAAAGGCGGATATCAGAGGCCAAGGTAGATTATAATTGAATATATTAAAATTATCCATTTTTATCCTCTAGAAATTTAAGTCGCTTTCTTAAAAAACTCACATCTTCTTGTAGAGATACCACTTGATTTGTCTTGATATACAGTTCATGACGGACTTCATCATCTATTTTTTCAAATAATTTCTGCCTATCTTTACTTTTCCAATCATGGGTTACATTAATACCTATCAGGATACCCATGATAAAGAAAACTATGCACATAACAATCATATATTCTTCTCCAAATTATCACAAGCCAATCACAAATCTTGATGAATCATACTTATGAATATGCTTACAGTCTAATTTTTTGATATATTTCTTGTAAGCATCTGGTTCCATGTAAAATTGTAAGACATCTTTTAAGGACATAGCGAGTTTTATCTCTTCCTTGTCTTCTTTATACTTGAGAGCGACTTCGAGTTGTCTTTGGAGTTCTCCCACGATGATGCATTCCATCTGGATATCTGTAAGTTGTATAGAAAATGTGTTAGAAATGTGTTTGGAAGTCATATTTTTGTCTTTTAAAAGTCTTTTTTGAATCCCGGAGTGCAACGGACAAATTCTCCAGTCTGAATTTGACTGGAATCCTTTGAGGTTATGCACGTTTTCTCAAGAGATGAGCATCCGGTAAGTAGGAGGAATAGGAAAATCGTTGGAAACGCTGGAAAAACTGTAAGGAATTTAGATTGAAACATATTTTTTAGTTTTGACTAGTGAATTCTTGTTTAGTTTATCGATTTCTTCTTTGGTTAGCGTAGAATGAGAGCTATCGCACCATCCATTTGGGTCTTTTGTCTTTCCACAGCCGCATTTTCCGATTTCTGCTAGTTCAGAAAGTCTTTTTTTGTCCCAATCAGCTATTTTTTTCATATTAGTGTAGTTTAGGGAATGCTCGTAGGTTGTCTTCGTGTCTTACGATATCAGTTTCTTCAACAAAATCATCAAATATCATAACCACATTTTCTTCGGTGACAATCCAATAGTCTTCGTCTTCAAATTTAGTTTGTGAAGCAGTTTGCCAGTTAGGAAGAATAGCATCACCTACTCTAACCTCTTTAACAGTATTACCTACAGCAACCACACGGCCTTTTTGTGCCTCGGCTGGGTCATTAGATGATAGGATAATACCAGATTGTGTCTTTAAGTTTCTTTCAATCAGTTTTACAATAATTTTGTCGCCAATGGGTCTTAACATAATAATCCTTAAATTTTAAAAAAATATATTTCGTTGTATTAACTTACTTCTACCTTCTGGTGTCTTCTTTAACTTCTTAATGACATGGTGTGTCTTTTTAATTTGCAACTT